AATCCAACTGAAGCTTGTACCCGAGAATGTTCCATATCCTATCGTGAAATCGATACCACCAAGTTGTTGTGCACCAACAACGTTGTAAATACGCACAACGTTACCTGGTAACATATCAGTCGTAGAACCAACCGTTACCACGGGAGGGTTAGCATTAGAAATGTTAGAAATACCGGTCGAACCGTTATTTAAATCACCAATTGGATTGCTCGTTGTATCAACAAACGTAAAACCACCATCGATTCTATATTGAATCAAGTTATCAGCATTAGTGGCATTTGATTTGTAATACAGATACCTAGATTCAAAAGGAAACCCACGCTGCCAATAATATTCAACACCCTCTTGCGTTGTTGGACTTTGATCATCTGCTATTGTTAAGTTAATAACGCGCATCCAATCTATAGGTGTTGCGAACGGAATAACAATATTACCGCCCGTAGAAAGAAAACTTCCTTGAAAAGTTGTTGTTCCTGTAGACATTTTTTACTCCTTAAGCAAGTGTACAACGAAGGTTAATAACCCACAGATCATTCGTGATTCGTGGAACTTCTGCGAACTTGTATCCTACTGAAGCATTCAATGCTAACGGACCATCATATATTGGTGGACGATAGATGAATGAAGCAGAATAGCCATCTTGCTCAATACACGCATACGCTTCCATACCAACGCAGAAAATGTTGAACACATTCGCGCCGAGGTTAGAAGCATTAGGAGTTACTGAACCGATAGATGATACCAAGAAACGCAAATTTCCAATGGCACCCCATTCTGAACGCAATGCTTCCATTGGTGCAGGATATTGGTTCTTATGGATGAATCCTGAAACGGCATCAAGATTTCCGGTCAATTGCGTCGAACATAGTGCAAAGTATGCATCACGAACTGGCGCTGTACCGAATTTATCTTCACCTTCGATGTTATCCATAATAGTGTACGCATTGTTATCCAAGAGCGTACGCACAACAACATCAACATCAGAACGTGTTATTTCAGTTGGATTGTCACCATTAACACCGCCAACGCAGTTAATGAATGAAGCCGTTCCTGCAAGCATGTCACGCGTTAACTGATCTTCAGTTTGACGAAGTGATACACCAAGGCGCGCTGCGCATTCATTGAGAACCGGATCTTGGTTTTGGAGTGTAACTTGCTCGTTCAATTGAACATACGTGCCATAGAACGATATTGTTGCGTCAATATCAATTGCAGTAAGTAATTGTGCTGGAGGTGTTACACCAGAGTTTCCTAATGGAACCATTGCGGTCGCCAAAGGATTGTAACGACGCATACGCAGCGTAGTACCACCATTACGTGGCATAGCTTTCTTCATCGCTGGTATTTTATGGATCATATTTGGCACGGGCACCGAGAGCAACTTATAGCTAAAGCTCTGTTGTACTGGTGCAGGCAACGTGCTAGTTGTAGTTATTGCCATGAGAATATCCTAAAAAAAGGACGAACATATATTAAAAGCTGGCGAGACTTGATACGGCCGATGAGTGGACGAAACTCGATACAATCCAAGAGCGAAGATAGCGACTCTTCAAATACTGCTACTCAAGTATAACCATAACTTTTTTTTCTATGCAACCTTGCTATGCTATCCCCTGCCTAGTCACAGGCTTTCTTTGTCTCCCCGACAAGAAAATAACTCTACAAACAAAAATACCCAGATAAATTTCTGGGTATTTTTGTTTGTTATGAAAATGATTTTATTGTTTTAGTGGATGGTTCATGAAAAAATCATACAAGATTTTGTAGGTAGGTATGAGTACTAGCAAAGCGATGAGATAATGTTCCCACTGAGTAATGATCATTGATCTTCCTCCGAGGAAAGACTATATACCATTAAAAATACCAAGAATGCAATAATGCCCACAAGATATAATTCCCACCATAACCACATATTTACCTCTTTTTATCAAATCTCAAGACAAGATATTTTTGAACAAAGGCTATGATCCATAGATACATGACAAACTCAGCTATCACGTGTGGATTTGCCAGCCATTCACTCATACCATTTCCTTATACCAGAAAAAATAAAAAAAAGAGCGCAGCACACGGAACAGTGGAGAAGAAAATAATGAAGCAAGTACTGCCACATACACTCGTATTCTACCCATCCAATCCATAACCATCTCATCTTTTATTTCCTCACACAGGACCAGTCAATGCTGCGCCTGCAATGCCACAGGTTACTGCTGCAACATTACTTGCACCTTCAATAGCAGGACCAAAAATACCCCGAAGAGCACCACCAACAGCTGCTCCAGCTACTGGTGTCGCTACAGCTGAAACGGCTGCAGAAACCAAACCTATAGCGCCATAGCTAACACCATAGACAAGTCCTTTGCCTAAAAAGCATCCTATTGATCCTCCAATAGGGCCACCAGCTTGTAGACGCCCATCAAGATCAAGCGCGTAATCGCCTTCCGCATTTTGTTTAAGCCTTAAATATGATCCTGCAGTCAGTAATTTAGCCAGCTCGCTCTTATCCATGCGACGAAGTTCTTTATTTACAAAACATGGTTTTATCGTACGGAGCTTGCCTTTTGGCGTCTGCACGCAGAACTTACTATCATCACGATAGACTTTCAATGCGCCTAATGCCGAAGGATTTATAACCAACGGCGCTGACACTACTAAATTATCGTCAGTAAGCTTCAATCCATCGAGCAATGCTGCGTTGCTCATGACACTTATTGAAAGAATACTCAATAATATACTTTTTTTTATCATAATTTTATCCCTTAGAAAATTATATTGTAGGTATACGATAATGTCTTATTCTTAGCCTATATTCCCCCCTTTTTTATTTTATCAAATGATAACCAACATGAAGAGAATATAGTTTTTTTTATAAATAGAAAGAAATGAAAATAAGCCACTAGAGCCAATTTTTAACGTTACTTCTTTCTGTTTGTATAATTCATAAAAATAAATAAAAAAGCTATTGACGAACTATGTAAAAATGTACATGCTAGAAAAGATGATCTTTTAAGAAGTAAGAATTCATACTCAAATGAATGTCATTCTCTTCTAAAAGAGATCATTAAAAGCAGCGTTTTAACCTTCCTCAACAAGGAGTACTGTATGCACAGTTCTAAGGGCGTTTCACGTCCATTTGCGTTATTTTCATTAGTCATTTTTCCCAATTTTGCCATGAGTGGTATGGTTGAACACCAAAAAAGGGCTGTATTTATTTTAGGAGCTCCCCGGAGTGGAACATCGGTGACAACAGGGGTTTTGGGACAATTGGGATTATATTTGGGTGATAAGCTCACGCCAGCAGGATCATGGAATCCAAAAGGAGATTATGAGGACGAGAATACTGTTGTTCTCAATCGAGAATTGATTCGTACGTTTGGTATTTGTCCACGTAATGCGTCAACCAAACAACCAATTGATTTTAAATCCCATGAAGAATCGCCACAAGCAATAAAGAAGATACAAAGAGTATTGAAGAAATCATTCAATGGATCTCAACAATTTGGCCTGAAACATCCACGAGTATGTTTGTTATTGCCCTTGTATTTACAAGCAGCTCAAGAATTGGGATATGAGCCGAATCTGGTTATTGTTTCAAGAGATTCACGGGACGTAGTAAAGTCTTTGAATAAGAGCGAAAAACAGATCGGAGATGAATATACTATGGCAGAAGGATTGGCCTTCGTTAATCAATTTTTACGTCCTATAGGACAGTATGCTGCTGATTATAACCATGTACGCATAACCTTTGATGATATAACTAAACGAACACCAACGGCTATAGAAAAGATACGGCGATTGCTACCAGAACTGCAATCGTATCGACAAAATAAGCTCCGCATCGATCAATTTGTAACGCCAGCGCCACTATTGCATAAAATGCAGGATCAGGCAAAGGCCGAAAGAAAGAAAGCAGAATGATTAACGTCGCAATATTTGATATGGATGGAACTATTATACAAACTCTCCATATCTGGGATAAAATCTTAGGTCATTTTGTTGGCGATACAGAACTCGAGAGATTTCGAACTCTACGTTCGGATTTTCATGGACCTCAGAAAGGTCTTTATAAAACTGCTCAAATCTTACGTCTACATTATGGCTATATTGGACAAAGCGATGAAGAAATTATCCATACCTATCAATCTATTGCGCGCGCTATTATTAATCATAATGAAATCAATTTTGTTGAAGGATTCCAAGACTTTCATTCTTTTTGTAAACAACGTGGGATAATAACTGCTATCGCAACAAATGCTCCAGATTACGCTCTTCAGCCTTTAATCCACAAGATGAATTTGCAGAATTTTTTCGGCGAGCATATTTATAATTCATGTATGGTAGATGCAACGTTCAAGCCCGATCCTGCTTTGTATCGTTTCGTTATAAAGAAACTTGGCATTAATCCTGATGAATGTATTTGTTTGGAAGATACACAAAAAGGAATACTCTCGGCTAAAACTGCGGGCATACATCAAGTAATAGACATGCGTACATATACCTATGCCGATGCTAGGCATATGTTTGATAATGGTCTTTTAGAATAAAGAAAACAGTCCAGGGAAGAATTAGTTTCATACTCAATATCAACTAGCTCTTTTCTGGACTGGCTCAACAAGAAGCACAAATAGTATATGCTTTTTTCCGATTTTAAAAAGTACTAAAAACACCGGAAAGACTATCTAGTCGTGTTTTTCGTTAATTTTTCTTCATGGCTTCAACCATTTCTCTATGCAACTGCTTACGGAGCTCTGGTGTTAACCCATTAGCGAAAGCATTGGCATGGGATAAGGGCGAGTCACCTTGCTGTGGCGATACGCTTGCAAGCGGTCGCGGCTTAGCGGCATTTTGAGCGGCTATTTCTCGATCACGGGAATAAGAATCTTCTTGCTGTGTCAGACCAAGTTTTTTGATCATGGTATAGGCAGAAACTGCTTTGCCATAAAGATCTCGCGATGAATTGAGTGTAGCGGCTATTTCAGGATACGAACTACTTAAAGCGCGAACATTTTCAGCTGAAACGACACGATCAAAATCAGGATATAGGGCTTTCAACCGCGCTTCTATCAACTGCGTTTCCAGATGTTGGATTTTACGCTGGACCTTTGATAAGTGTTTACCTTCGGCAAGATCGTTATCATCAAGTTTGAATTCGAGATCTTCTTCTTGTGGTGGTGTTGGAGCAACTGCACGGTGTTGTTCTCTAACCATGCGCAAGAGTTCATCGCGTTCCCGTTCCAATTGATCAGCTCGTTGTGCGCGTTCACGCAGGGCACGGATATTTTTCTCTTTGGATGTTTCGCGTTCAGGTTGACTGGAAGCAGCTATCTGTTCTGGTTGTGCCTGTTCCTGTTGCGATTGCTCCTCGGCAGATTGTTGTTCTTGCATCTCCGGTACCGGTGGTAATGAATCGATTCCTTTTTCAAATTCCATGCGTTTGCTCCTTACTTGAGTGTATCGAACTCAACTTTTGTTATGTATAGTACTAAACTTCGCCATTCATTCTTTGAGCGATCTTTTTTAAGGTTCCATCATGAAAATCTAACACGAACTTGAGCAGTTCACGCTCAGATGGATCTACCAATAAAGCATTAGCATGTAAAAGTTCACACGTATCTTTTGAAGGAACAACCCATAAAAATCGAATCTGATCATCAGATCTATGGTACGAATAAACAGCTTGATCCCATTCAGGAGTTGGACATGTAGAGCGATGGAAAAAATAGTTGCGGATCACGTTCTGCATAATCCGTTCTTTTTTTGTCAGAACAACAACGAAAAAATCTCCTGAGTATATTCGTTTACCGTCAGTAACGCGCTCTATAAGATTATCTTCATATTCGGTTAAGCTTTCCCGCATCTGTTCAATGGGCGATACAGTATCAGATTGTTTTTGTAATAAGTCGAATGCTACTTTACCGACTGTCTCTCGCGTCATGAAAACTCCTTGAACTATGGCGCTAGGGTAGCATGATTTTTGTCCGTACGGCAAGAAAGAAGAAACCATAGAGTGGAATGGCTCTATGGTTCACAAGGACCCGTATTCATGAAAAATGCGGATAGAAGAATGAGTATAACAAAGAAGCCCCCCTGATGACCAGGGGGCAATGAAGAGCAATGCCCGTTTTAAGAGCAAGAGCATTTGTATATATTATTTTCGAGCTTTGCGAGCTTCAGATAATGCAATAGCAATAGCTTGTTTCCGGCTTTTTACCTTCTTCTTGCTTTTTCCCATAGGAAGTTCACCTTCCTTAAACTCATGCATTACCTTTGCCACTTTTTCTCGAACAGCCGGAGACTTAGGCACCTTTTTCTTTGCCGAAACTCGTTTAGCTACTTTCTTTTTTACTGATTTCTTCATACTAACCCCTATTAATTTTTAATTGAGGATACTTTTTATAAACCGCTTTACGTATGCCGGTAGGATTTGGTGCATAGTGCGCACGTGCTAATGCATTACGCGCTCGTGCCAAGGTATTGATAGGAAAAGATAATTTGCTTGCACCACCAGCAGCACCGGCAAAGCTTTTAGGCGATACCGATTTGTATTTGCCAGCTGATGATGATCCCGGCTCTTCGCGCATCTCGGATTCTTTTGCCCGCGGTACGCTCACACCTTTTGCAACAATAACACGCTTTCCTGTTTTTTTTCTTGGCATGATTATTCCTCTTTATTACCAGCAAACCACATAACTGCATCATCAATGTATGGCGATGAATAGAATCCTGCGCGAGGAAACTCTTTGTTAATTGGCTTTGGCGATAAGTTGGCCATAGCGTTATGATCTTCTTTAATCATACCTGCATCCGCCATTTCTTGTCGTCGACGTTGGTCTATTCCTGCATAGAATACCCCACGAGCATCACGTACTTGATCGTAGAGTTTATCGCTTTGCAGATAGGCCTTATCTTTCATAACTTCATACGTATTTTTCGCAGAGGCTCGTGATCGAGCTTTAGGTTCTCGTGCCATTACTCTCTCCTATAAAAGGGGAAGGCCGAAGCCCTCCCATTAACGTACTCGTTGCGTTTCTTCAAATACTAACCGTTTTTCAACCCTTGGATCTCTCTTTGGTTGATCCTTGCGCAAGTTCGGGGGCGTGCCCAGAATCTTGTATGCAATTTTCTTAGTTAGTTCGTTGAGTCGTAACATAGCCGGCATATTAGTACTTCTCTTCTTCGTAGCCCATGTGACCGTGACGGTACATTGCTTCACCGTCTTTATCCATTTGCACATCAACGCCACGGATTGTGTCATCAATATGTTCTGGTGTATAACGGCCGCCTTTAGGCCACGGACGCATGATCACGTCTTGTGGAAGATTGGCAACTGCGCGACGGTCTTCGTGGATCATCATAGAGTCACGGCGTTCTTCAGCTTCTCGATCCTGTGGCCCTTGATAGTAGCCACCATCGCTTAAACTTTGAGCGCGTTTTTCGCTCTCATAACGCTTCATGCCTGCTCGTTCATCACGACGGTCTTTTTTTGATTGATGATATCTTGCCATCACCATCTCCTTGGTAGAAAATACAGTCCACGTTGCGCTTCCCAATGAAGCCACGCGTGCTGCAAGGTTTATCCTCTAACTACTCTTCTAACTCATGTTTGCGGCGTGCTTCAGCTCCCGGTAAGCGATAGCCCATGGCCTGCGCTAACCGTCTGAAAGCACGTTCTTCATGTTGCTCGTGGTTTTTTGTGTCCTGCAAACGTGGCTCGATTTCTATATACGTTATTCTTTTTTCTTTAGATTTGTGTCGAGCTGCCATACATTTCTCCTGCTGGTTGTTTGACAGTACTAGTCTCCTGATCTTTGAGTATCGATGCAAGCTTTATTAATTTTTCAATATGCGCCAGATCTATACCCTCTAATTCCTTCATAGCTCGAGCGGCAGAAAGTAACGCATCTTGATCGTCTTTACGCGCTTGCGCTCTCCTTTCTACAGCAAACTCTTGGTTCTCACGAACACGACTTACTCGTTCCAATCCTAGACCGCGATCAGCTTCTGCGCGCGCATGTGCCAAATTAGTACGCGCTTGTAATTCAGCCATTGTCATATCAGCTTTAGCTTTTTCTGCTTGTTGTTTAGCTTGTGCTGCACGCGTGACTGCTTCAACGAGCTTGGTCTTATCTTGGATAGTAGCCGATTCAAGAAGTACTTCATCAGGAATGGCAACGCCGGCTTCACGTAACTGTAACAACTGGGCAAAGTTCATCTGCTTTTGTGTGGACGTGTTCAAACCTTCTTCTACAACTGCATCATACTTACCAAACGCTTTGTTATAGAACTGATCATTCGGTTGTTCTTCAAGAATGCGTTGGATCTTGCCCGGTGTGAAATTAGATTGTACTATCTCGATCATGAGCTTGCCCAAAAGTTTCTGTGAGCGATCAAGTTGGTCAAATAATCCCTGTAACGTAGTCAAGCCTGCGCCTTGTCTCAGCATAGAAAGAATTCCAGCTTTATCATCAGTTGCCGATCCCAAGAGTTCTTCGTTAACACCGGAGATTTCTTGTATCTCTTGGCCAAGAATTTTGGACAGTTCGATCATGGAAGGCGGTATTTGTGGTGCTTGGATCTGTTGCACATCACTCATCTGTGCTTCTTCTTTAAGCGCAAGTCCACGTCCCTGGCCATATAAGAATACGTCTTTAGGATTAACGAGTGCATTCTCTTTATAGATCCAGCCCGAGGTGACCTGGCTTTCGAGAATATCCAATTCGATAACTTTTCTGCGGTTATAGAGATACTGAGGATCCCTCAGTCCACGCACAACACCTTGAATACGCCATGGGAAATAGGGCATTTGCGGATTGTAATAAGCAAAAACAGGAACAAAGGGATATGAATCAATACCGATAGGATTCGGACCATCGTACATCACTTTGCCTTGAACAACGATCGCCAACCGCACTGTTGGGACTTCTGATTCTATGATCGTTACTTGTGGATAGACTCTCAGGAATTCTTTTAATCGTTCCTGGTCTTCGTTTTTCCATTCCAGTGTTTCACCAGTTTGGGTATCAACCAGAAGCTTTTGTTTACGGTAATCACGATAGTAATATTCGTCATACGTCAGTAAATTCTGCATGCCATAATTGTATGATTCGGGCATGAACTGGAACTTCCCGTCACGGCCAGTACCAGCCGATCCGCCCCAAAGGCCCATGATCTCTTCTTCTTTGTTCGGCAGTAATGAAATACATTCGCGCTTAGTTAAAAAGCTCCGTTTCCAAATAGAGTTACAATCGGATAAATCTGATTTCCTGAAATAAGGATCTATCAGAAAGCTATTGTACTGACAATTCTCAACACGAATGTTTCCCGATATCGGATCGGAACGGTAATCAACCCAGACTTGTAACAAGTTCATGCCGGTAATCAAGGCACCTTGAAACGATTCGGATATTGTCTCGAGTATCCCTTCTTGTTGATTGGCCCACATAAGAACCCTGGTGAATTGGTCGGCGGTCTTTTGATCTGCATTTTCAATTGGCGTTACAATGGTAGATTTACGAGCCCGGCGTTGATGACCAGAAATCATGTTTACTACGCGCATAATCCGATTAAAATTGAACTGCTTTCTACGGTTGGCCGGAAGATTACCATAAATATCAGACCAGAGTGTCTGATCACCAACATAGAATCGGGTATCAGTATCAGCTTCTGACCAGAACGATTGGTTTATTGTTATGCTTTCGGCATAGAAGGATTCCATGCGCGATAAAATACTCTTATCCTTTTCGTCGTAGTACTGGGGTCCCAATTGGGGAAACAACATGTTTTTCTCCTTTATACGGTTGCCTACTTGCATTCTAGAAAGCTAGGACTTTTATCGCAAATTGTTACGAAAAAAATATAACGATACCAGTGTAATGCAGAAACTGTACGCAACATATGGATGATATAGCACTGATTCCCAAAAAGATAAGAGTTCGTTCATCTTCAATCATGAACAATGTTATAAAAAACAATAATGTTAAGCTCACCCAGAGTTGAACGTAATCAGCGAAAACTCCATACATATCTTCTCCTTAATTTCAGATGTCGACAATCTGTCGACATCTCTTTCAATAGGGTGGTAAATCATCGCGAAACACTGCAGGCATTGAAGACGATACACCATAAACCGCTTCGTTATAGCGTCTGTCCAACTCCTCTGGCGTAATGCCATCCCGGGTCTTGGGCAAACTAATACACAAATACCGCATACAATCTGCATAATGCGATGACCAATCATGAAGAGGATGATTCTTATAAATCTTTTTCTTCGTATCATACTCCTGGCGATAATTCTCGAGCGCTTTAATTAACCCGACACATGATTGATCGATCCAGATCTTAGACAGCGAGCCCCGTACCGCTTCAATCCCATCTTCAATACTCAAATCAGGAGCGACGGTGAAATTAATTCCGAGCTGGCGAGCACGCTCGATCCGCGACATCCCCGTACCGAACTCCGTGACCTTGATATCATGCGGAGCAATATGCTTACCATAGACATACAGCTGCTCTTGCAACACCTTTACATAGTGCTCCAAACCGAACTTATTGTTTTCATAACAATTAATTATGCGAACCGTTTGCCCAATAACTTGAAAGAATATAATCGTTGTACTATCCCGTACACCAAGATCCCATGCAGTATTGACCTTGAATCCCGGTTCCCAAGGCACCTGGCTTATCTGCCCCTTAACACGCATACGATCGAGATATTTGGCATAGTACGAACCCTCAACACCCATCTCAAACGAACAGAAGTATTCTTGTTGAATGAGATCATCAGACATGATACCTTCAGCACGCTCGCGTTCTATTTCATGCAAGGATATGTGCTGCGTGTCTTCTATTGAAAGTTTTAATGCATACCAATCCTGTGAGTGCTGTGCAATATTCCAGAGCTCCCAGAGGCTATTTTTTCCGCGTGGCGTTGATATGAAAAGCGCCCATCCGTTATTGGCCAATAAAATAGGCCGTAAAAACATATATGCTCGTGGATCTTGTAAGGCGTACTCTGAGAAGACTATACCCCGAGGATTAGTACCAACAAGAGAATCAACATTATCCGATCCGACTAATTGAATCAGCGAGCCGTTAGTAAGCCGTATTTTCATTTCCTGGCTATTGCTTGATTCGATAAGCTGCTTAGGAATATAGTCGAGGAACTTTTCTCCTGTATTGGTAATAGAATCCCAGATAACTTTCTTCGCTTGGGCATATGTAGGAAAGATGTAGTAATAAACACCGATCTTCTTTATAGCGGCACGGATCATGATATTGAACGCGGTAACATCTTTGCCCGCCCGACGTGGCATAATAGCCAGGACACGTTTATAACCTTTGTTCTCAATAGCATCAATAAGCGGTAACTGATATGAACGTGGCTTGAATTTATTCAGATGTATCTGTGCTTCGACCTTCATCATTCTTTCTTTCAATAACGAGCGGAGAACTTGGCATCTTCTCTAAGACTATGTATTGTGTACCCGCATTCTGATTAATATTGGCAGGCGTCTTGAGCTGAATCTGCATTTCTCTATATTCGCGATTATAGAGCGGGAGTAGACGCATCCCCAATTCTCGATCTATTGTTTCACTGTGTGTATGAATGCCCTCCTGTAAACGAGATCCTATAGCATACTGGGCGTATTCATAACAATCTTTGAAATAATCGTTGTCGTCACCTATATGCTTAAAGCGATACGGGTTCATGCGTCGCGATAAGGGAAAATCCTCTATCTTGGTGCTTTCACTGAGGATCGACCATTCTACCAACTGATCCCCAAGACGATTCTGTTCTCTCTCATCAGAAGGAGGCCAACAAAGTTTGAAATGAGTTGTGCGTTGCGGTGTAATCGTCGTTTTTCTACGCACAATAGGCGCGCGTGAGGAGTTCTTTGTTCTCATAAGCTTTTATTGTACCTTTGTAAAAAATAATTCAATTCTTGGGATAGAGTCGTAAAATTTTTTCGAATTAATTGATACAATAATACACTCTGGCTTAAAGACATATCCTTCTAATATATGCAAAATACCCCCAACAAGATCATTCAAGCATGGTTTCTGATAGTGCGGTTTGCCGTCTGTTTTTGTTTGGCATGGTTGTTTGGCGAGTGGTAAGTAGAATATTACATCAAGATGGGTAGGCGCTTCAAAGAGACTCTGGGCCTGTTCACTTAAAAAAGATGCTATTTCCCAGCGCTTTGCTTTAATATCTGACCATGCCATACCGTGATTGCCACGCATGCGACCTATAATAGTCGGATCTCCTGGTAATACATAACTTAATGTTACAGGGGCTTTTTCCATACCTGCTCCTCTTGCAATGATTTTTCCGTAGCAATACTACTCTCAATTTCCTGTTTTTGGGAAGCCCGGGATAAGATCTTCTGCAGAGCAGGACACCCTGAAAGAAATGCCTTTCCCTGTTCGGATAAGGTAGTTTCTTGACTCAAAGCTTCAGAGCGAATCTTCTCCAATAACGGTCGATCATGCAATGCAGCGCGCTGCTTGCGAAGCTCAGCGAGCTTTTTTCGTTCTTCGATGGTCAATTGGGGAGCTGGTGGACTGTGTTGTTGTTCAAAGCGTCGAGCAACTGCTGCATATTGACTGACAAGGGTCGGTAAAACCCCTCCCTTTTTATTAATATTATTAATCATATTATTACTTCCTTTATATGGTGTTAGATTTGCCATATGAGCAAGGGCAGTAAGCTGAAGAACAACCTTAAAGGTCAAAGCTCGAAGAGCAGGTAATATACTCTTCAGTTCATCACGAATCACAGCTCGTTGAAAGATAGACGGTAATGCGTACAGACATGTACGACGATAACGATACTTCTTCTCTAAAAGACCACGCTCGACAAGCTCTTTTATCAGTACATTAACATGGCAACGAGTCCCACTCACATACGTGCTTAATGTCGTTTGAGAAACATAGATAGAATCGCAATTGTTATCAAATGCAATTAGTTGATTAAGTAACCGTTTGCCCATCCCAGAAAGGGAAGAAATTATTGATTTTAGATTTTGGCTGCGAGAAAGTGCTTGTAAAACTGAGTTTTTTGATATACGATACATAACAGTTATTTGCTTTCGCTAAAAACATAGCTGAGTTCGTAATAGTTATTTATTTCGTAGGTACATAAAATTATTTTCAATGTACTTAATAAGTAACGTGAATCAAAAAGGCGGGTATGATTTTTCATATTCGTTATCCTTGGTCGGATTGATCATACAAATCAAAGAAGAAACAAAGAACCACCGGGGGGCGGGACTAGTTTTAACAAACTTCAAGATGCGATGACATAAAATTTTGATTAAACTATACGCTGTTTTTTTTAAAAAGGGAAGCTCAAAGTTATCAGAGGTTTAAAAGACCATTGAAAACGGGAACAATATAAGCTAGTACTACCCTAAAAATACACGTAAAAATTTAGTGGGGATGATAATTCATATATCATCTCCATTTTTATTAGATTTCTATTTCGGACCAGCACAGAATCTTCAAAATAGTTATGCGTGACATTTTTTCGTCTGAATACAAAAATTTCTTGAGCGTGATAGAAGATATTCCTACTTCAAGTGCTGCATCGGCATAACTTATTTTTTTATCCGACACTTTTTTCCAAACCGCAGCTCTACTTCTTTTCAAGAACTCAGGATTGTTCATTTCTTCATAGGTAATCATAGTTTTTCCTTTTTATTTACTTTCTTCTTCCAACCAACGCACAATTTTTAATGTAGTAGTACGAGACATTTTTTTACTTTGCTGCATAAATGTAAGCAGTGTCATGTATGAAATTCCTATAGATTCAGCAGCTTTTTTATACGTAAGAAATTTCTTATCTTGCATCTTGGTCATCCTTTCCCTAACAGCCATGATTACTTTTTCGAGAAATTCAGGACTCTTTATTTCTTCAGGCACATTTTTAGACATAGTTTCCCCTTTGAATACAACGTGGTGGACGTTATTATCACATATTTGACTATATTGTCAAAATATATGTCAAAATACATTGACTTATACTAAGTTATAGATATAGTGAATTATAGAGAAATAGCTCTAAATTACAAGGTAAAAAAGCATGGATCTCACTCGAGAAGAACAACTCTTAACTAAGATAAAACTTTTAGAAGAGATCATTTCCGATACTGAAAAGATTGCTCAACTACAAACCTCTTTAGAACAGAAGAAAGCTTTTGCCGCAAGTCTTAAGAATTTTGGTAAGATTCCTAAATCAGCGAGGATAGCTCTGGCGCACAAACAGTTCTAGGATAATTCTCAGCAATTAAGGAGTTGTTTATGAGTAGTAAGGAAGATTCTAGGATAGCGATAGTAATTCAAAATCGTGCAATTCAGAAAAAATGGATGTACGAAGCATTTCAAGAAATAAAAGAACGTGCGCAAGAAGATATATCTGACTCTATGGTAAAGGACTATGCCTTGTTCATGCTCTCAGAACGTTCTCCATTACAGGTAGAAGACGATGAGATTCGATCATGGTGTGAAAAGATTATGCTCATCACAAAAAAATAAGGGACCATAATGGATACAGAAAAAATATACACATTGTTAGAAGAGCTCAAGAGCATTATCCAAGAGAAAACTCTATCTCCTTACTCATCTGCACAAACGAACGAGATCTATGCCTCACTTGCCAAAGCACAGGGAGAATATCCCGTTATAGGTCCTAATCGAGAAAATCCTTATTTTAAATCTTCATATACTGATTTAGACACTATTTTAAGAGCGATTCGTCCAGCATTGACCAAAAATGGCCTAGGATTAACGCAACAGATTCGGATAACAAGTGATGGGGCCACGATACTTCATACAATCCTGACGCATTCTAGTGGGCAATGGATGGAATCCCGTAATAGAATCATACCTCCTAAGAATGATCCACAAACCTATGGATCAACGTTGACCTACCAAAAACGTTATGCCGCTATGGCACTTTTAGGAGTAACGTGTTCGCAAGACAAGCAGGATGATGATGCTGAAGTGGCTATGGGTCAAGCGCGTAATGTATTTGTAAAAGGGCCAACCACGAAATACAACCCAAAAGAAGAGAGCGTTGATGTAATCTCTAAAGAGCAGTTAGATGAATTGGAATATGAACTTCAAGAGTATCCAGATATAGGTGAAATGATCCTAGAAAAGATGCAATTGCAATCGCTGGCTGATCTGCCCAAGAGTAAATATCAAACCTCAGTGACGCGTGTGAGGGAAATAAAAGCTATACGTAATGGCGTTGCCGTTAAGTAATACAAAGTAGGGGCCTTCCTAAAAAAGAGGCCCCTTCCTCCTCTAAATACACTGCTGAGGAGGCGCTCTCTATTTGTTACAGGATAGAGAGCGCCCTTGATTATTTCAGTTGTTTTTCTAGTTCTTCTACGCGATTGTGCAGTTTCTGCAGTTCATTAAGAAGCAAGATTGGAAGATCGTAATACTTAACCCCTTCAGGCTTCCCTTCTTCATCATAAGCAACTAAAGTCTGAGCTAATTCTTCAACTTCTTCAGCGATAAGTCCATAATGAACCGATTTGGTTCTATCAGAAATATAGTTAAATATAACAGGCCGCAATGAATAGAGGAAAATACTTTCTTCGTCCATATCTTGGATATTCTCTTTGCCCCGACGCGAAGATGGAGTAAAGGAATAGGATCCTATAAGAGAATTCAGTTTGTACGATTCCATGAGTTGCTCTTTCTATTGATTACCAGTTGAACCGAGGCGTTTGGGATTAGGAATAAAAGTTTTAGTCATAGCATCATATGAATCGCCAGGATGTACGATAAGTCCTTCACATATAATTGCTTTACATCCTCGTGGAGGCTGCCATGTGTCGAGCCCATTCCATAAAATAATATTAACTACTTTATTATCCGCATTGATAACAGCATAACGCATAGTTTGTCCTCTCTTATTGTAAATACTCTACAACGATAACTAAGCCATCAGCACCATCGCCACCAATGCCACTTGTAGTGCCATTGATCGAACCGCCGCCGCCACCGCCACCGCCGCCTGGAAAACCACCAACACCGCCATTACCTGCCACTAATCCAGAACTTTGGCCGCCGCCGCCGCCACCACCACTCGCACCACACATAAGTCCATGCATGGCTGAAGTCAATTGATTAGCGCCAGGCTGTCCATCAATAGTTCCGGTCTCAATACCGCCAAGGCCACCCGCTACAAGTGTTATAAGAAGATCAGGAGTATAAACTGTTCCCCCATCGCCTCCCGTCCGAGGTGTTCCCGTATCAGCGCCACCACCGCCGCCACCGCCCTGTGAATTAGACGAGACAGCATCGGGAAGATGAGTTGTGCCATCGGTAATCGTTCCTTGACCGCCAATTTGAGAACTACCAGTGGTTACAATAAATAATCCAGTTGCTCCTCCTTGAGACAAAGCCGTTCCGGTAGTACCTCCTTGAGGACTACTTGCACCAGCTGATAGCTGAGATATATATCCTAAATAGGAAAGAGTAGCAGTGCTTCCATCATTACCATTGGTATTGGCTGATCCTTGACTTGCGCCTCCTAAGCCTCCCGCTGCTATAGTGACTGTTTCTCCTAAAGGATCGAAAAAGCTTATGGGATATGAGACATAAAATGGTCCTGATGATGCTCCTCCTGCACCACCACCAGCAGTGGTATTTGTTCCTTGACGACCACTTGCTCCACCTCCGCCGCCGCCCCAGCCCCATGCAATAACCCAGAAAGCATTAACATCTGGAGTCCAGGTTCCTGATGCATTGAATGTCGTTGTTTTTACACTAAAGCCGCCACCAGTTCCGGTAATAGTTACCGTACTTCCTGAGGCGGACGTCGTTATTCCACCAGCACCAGTAAATGTTATAGCTCCGGCTGAAGGTGTTGCCGATCCTGAATCAGCATTAAAAGTAGTAGTCCCTGTCGTAGGTGTTTGATAGGTAGGAGCAAGCCCCACGCCATTGCTCGTTAAGACATCACCTGCTCCACCTGTGGTTGTAGTTACTAGGCTTGTGCCATCGTAGTATATCGTGCCGTCAGTTGTTGCAAATGATGAGGCATTGGTGCCGCCATCGGCTATTGCTACTGGCGTATCGAGATTAATAGTAACCGTACTCCCGGAAGCTGAAGTTGTTATGCCAGTGCCGCCGGCTAAAGTAATAATGCCTGAGGAAGGAGCAGCAGTACCACTATCTCCAGCGAAGGTCAGTGTAGCAAAAGAAATACTTTGATAGGTTGGTGCCACACCGATGCCATTGCTCGTAAGAACGTCACCTGCGCCACCTGTAGTGGTCGTAACTAAAGAAGTGCCATCAAAATAAATAGTCCCATCAGTAGTCGCAAATGATGAAGCATTGGTCCCGCCATTAGCAATAGGAATAATACCAGAAACATCATAGGTTACGGTGTTACCGCTCGCGGATGTAGTTATATTAGAACCGCCAGCCATGATAATAACGCCCGCCAACGGAGCAGCAGATCCACTATCGGCATCAAAGGTTGTTGCTCCTCCTGATCCAGTTGCTGTAATTGTAACGGTACTTCCACTTGCTGCTGTTGATATCCCAGAACCACCGGCAATAGTAATAACACCGCCAGAAGGTACTGCGGTACCTGTATCGCCATCCAAAGCAAGTAATACTGTAGATCCACCTAGCAGTCGCCACGTTGCAATTCCCGCGTCTTTATTGGTTAAGAGATAGAGATCCTCACTGGCTGAATCGAGCCAAAAGGTACCTAAATTGAAATTATCATAATCATTAATAGTTGGAACACGATTATCAATCACTTCATCAGGAGGAGTAATAGGTTCAACTCCTAAGTAGGCCAAAGGATTGAGGCCTGTTAGACGTTTATTTTGTGGATTTGCCATATTACTCTCTCCTTTTGGAAACATTAATTACTGATTATCTGGTTTTGCAATACGTGCGGAATCAGGAATGAAAACGTCATTTTTCGGATCATATATATCACCGATTTGAGCAACATCGGATTGAATGACAGTCGTTCCTATAGGGGAATTCCATTTGCTTATACCGTCCCATTTGATGATATTGATCACGGTCAATGAACGATC